TTCAAGAGTGGCCGCAAAGCCGCTTGTTCGTTCTGCGAATCCATGGCCGCAAGCTGCTGATTTACGTAAGTTGGCATGTTGTGTTCCTTTCAGGGGCCTAAGCCCCATCACTTACTCAGGCAGGTTCTTCCGGCCAACGTTGGCGACAGCCATCCAGCCGTTGTTCTCAATCAGCACAGCTTTCCACCAGATCGTGCCAGCCGAGCCGCGCTGACCGTGTGGATCGGTTTTGGTCTTCTCACCCGCATCAAAGTAGGTGACATCCAGCGCCGACTTGCCGCGCAGTGCCAGTTGGCTCCATGCGTCCTTGCCCACAACGATGATCGGGTACACGTCCAGGTTTGTGCCTGATGTGGTGTACAGGTTCGTCGAGCCAATCGCAGCGCCGCCGTTCTGGATGGAAGGCAGGTCAGGCGACAAGATGAAGCGGAACATTTCGCACTTGCCGATTTCGCGGGGCATCGGTGTGCCGCTGGCGTACTTCACCGTTGGCTCGAAGCCTGGCAAATCACGGATGTCCGGCGCCAAGTCGGTGTGGCAATACACCAGGTAGCCTTCTTCCACAGCATCGGTGCCGTAGTAAGGGCTGGCCTTGAGCATGCTCGTAACCGATTCGGCGTGGTTGGCCTGCAAGTTCATGACGATCTTGCGGATCAGGCCCAGCGTCAGCTTGCCATTCACCGTTGCCACAGAAGTACCGGTACCGCCGTAATACACGTTGGTACAGGCTTTCAGGGCACCGTAGATGATCATTTCATTGACGAACGTCACGCGGGTAGCAACCTGCGAAACGGCTTCGGCCTTGATGTCATCTTCGTGCGTGTCCTGCACAACGTCAGTCCAACCAAACAGGCAGTCGTACTGCGCAATCACCACCGTGGTATCGACCGGCACGATGCTGTCCGGTGTCCCGGTCACACCTTCTTGCGTCAGGTGCTGGTTAGCAATGGCCGTTGCACGATCGGCGCCGTTTCCGTCCTGGAAGAAGCGGTTCATCGTGTTGCGGTCGGTGCTGGTAGAGCCCCAATGCAGATAGCGGCGACCCACGTAGGTCTTGCTGTTGTTCTTGGGCATCTCGATTTGACGCCCAGCCTTCGCAAGACATTCCCGGGGGAGTGCATTGCGGAAGATTTTTCCTTTGAATTTGTCCAGCCGCGCGGTTGTGGCGGCGTATGTGTTCATACCCATGATTTATGTCCTTGGTTTTGGCCTCAACCTTCGTTAAAGCCTTCATCGAATGGGTCAACACCAGCGCTGCGGACGTTCCCGCCCGAGCTTTTTGGTGTGACGGCTGCTTCAAGCAGTCTTTGTCGTGTAGAGACTGGGGCCGGTTTGGCTTCTGGTGCCTTGACTTCTGGCTTGGGCGCTTTCTTGTACGCCCTCAACAGCTTCTTTGCGTCCCGAAATTTGTCCGACTGCTCAAGGGCCTTGATGTCGTCTGGTTGTGCCGCAATCCATGCTGCGTATTCAGGCGTGTTTACCGCCTCTTCCCAGTTTTCGATGATGTCGTTCAAGGAGTCAAGTGCGTCGGCTCTCGCCTCAGCCTTCAAATCTTCAACGACCTTCGTGTACTGCGACACATCAACGTCACTGCCGGTCCCCTTGGTCCTGGCGAGTGCCCGGTTCAAACCCTTGATCTGCATTTCAGCCAGTTCAGGGAACTCCGATTTCAACTCCGTGAAGTCGTCATCGCTCACCTGAATCGCCTGTCCCGCAGGGGTCTGGTTCTGCAATCGCTCAACAACCTGCTTCAGTCCGCCCAACTGCCCAAATGCCGTATCAAACTTGCGGGTGCTTTCGCCTTTGAGTTCATCAAATGCTTTGGCCTTGCCCATCAGGTCGTCAAACTGCTCTTGGGTGATCTGTGCGTACCTCGGCTCTGGCGGTGTCTCGACTTGAGTTTCCTCAGCCTTCAGTTCGCCGGTTCCGTCAAAATCTGGATCAGGCGTTGTCGTCTGTCCTTCATCCTCGAATCCCGCGTTGAACGCGTCGTCGTTTTCCACCACTTCGGTTTCAGCTTCTCCTGCCATGTTTTCTCTACTCCACAAAAACAAAAACCGCCACGGGGGCGGTCGATACTTGCAACAGGCGTTGTCGTCGGTTGCTTCCGTTTGCCGTCACAAGGGCGGCGAATTCCTTGGCTCTGGCTCATCCCTATCCAGGGAAAGCAGTGCCTTTATTTCTTGGATGCGGCCCCGTTGCTTGCTGGTGTCCACCTGATCAAGGTCGCCATCGTTTTGATTGCGGAGAGTCGTCAGGCGAGCCTCCAGGTGTTTCATCAGTGCGCCCCACAGCGGCGACATGCGCTCTTGCTTGGTGGGCTTGAACTTGGGTTCGGTCACAGTGCGTAAGCCTGTCCGTTTTGCGCCCTGCCTGCTGGCTCAGTCGGCGGCGTTTCCACCTGTGACGGCTTGCGGGCTTCGCGCCCAGCAACCAGGGCGGCGGCTGACAATTCCTTTTGTGTCTCCAGTTCGGCAGACTTCATCGCCAGTTCAGCCTTGAGCTTGTCCAGCTCGCGCTTCATGGTGTTGTTCTCTTTGTAGATCTCCAACTCACGGCGCATTGCAAGCTCTTTGTCCTTGGCGGATGCTGCAATGTCGGCGCGTTCGTTCAGAGCCTGCTGGAATTGCGTGTCCCGGTCGGTGTCCATTTCGGCACGTTTCAAGGTGGCGCTGGCCGTCATCTTGGTTGTTTCGATGCGGGCCTGCGCATTGATCTTGGCGCTCTGTACCGCTGGCGCCTCTGGCGGTGGTTGCTGCGCCTTCTCGGCCTTCTCTTCGTCTGTCAACTGGATGCGCGTCGGGTCCATGCGCTTGGTCTTCCACCACTCGGCAAAAGCCTTGGCTGGGTTGATCTCGTAGATGGGGTTGGCCGACATCTGCACGCCGATCATGGCCGTCTGCTCTTGGATGGCCTTCTCCACCATGGCCGATGTGCCGGTGCAATCCATCTGGAAGTCGCCCTTCTCGTCCTCGGGAACATTGGGGTCCAGCAGCAGCATTTCGTACATGCCATCCACAAAAGGCGCGGTGATGAAGTCGTCAATCCGTTCGCCAATCGAGCGCAGCAGCGTGTGCCCGTTGTTGTTCTGCATCTCGGCTTCGCCAAAGGTCTGCGGCGCGCGCTCACCTTGCTGGCCCTGGCTTATCAGCGGGATATTGCTCAGTTCTTCCGCCTGCTTGAGCGCCAACTGAATGATGCTCATCATTTGCGGCGTGTAGTTCGGGAACTCGATGGCCGTGAACATCTTGCGCACATCGTCCGTTGTCGCACTTGCCGACTTCATCCACACTTTGCGCGGCGTGATCAGCTTGTCATTGCCATCCGATGGCACAAGCGATTCCACGTCGATGATGATCTGCGGGCCGGATGAATACCCGGCGTTGTTCAGTAGCTCGCGCATCGCTGCGTTGATCACCTTCTGGGGCGTGGCGATCTGCTCTGCCACACCAACACCAGCCCAACTACCGGCCCTGCGGCTCCATGGCATGGCGTTGTAACCGAACTTGCCAGATTCCAGCGGGTTCGGAGTCGCCCGGATCACGGTGTCATTGATCATCGTGATCACCGCACTCAGCTCGTCCAGCTCGTCGGGCAGCTCGTCAACGCCGATTGCCTGGGTCAACTCCATGTCCTTGCGGCTGATGACGCCGGTGTAGTACCAAATCTCAAAGCTCGTTGTGTGCTTGGGCTTGTTCGGGCTATTGGCCTGGTCGTGGCACTTGCCAGGACCTTCCTTCAATACCTTGTCGATCTGGTCACCCAGATAGATCGGCACACCCGCGCTGTCCCGTTGGCGCTTCAAACCCTTGAGCGTTGCGGTCGAAATGAAATCGCGCTCGAAAATGCCATCGCCGCTGTGGATGTCCTCGCCGCACGATGGGTCTGGAAAGAAGTTCCAGGGGTCGATCCACTTTTCAGCCGGCGCGGACTTGTTGACCATCGTCAACTTGATGCCACCGCCTACTTTCTGGATGGCCTTCGATGTTGTCGAGCCCGGAAATGGCCCTTTGAGTACACCCACCCCGATGCGCGGCGCGTCGTGCAGCAGTTTGCGCATGTGCTTCTGGTGCTTACTCTCCACCATCCAATCCCACATCCGCTTTTCGGCTTTCTCAGCGGCATCGTTGGCCTGGCTCTCGATCATCTTCACGATGTCGTCTTCGGTCAGCGGCTTGGGTTGCCCGTCTTCTCCAGGTGCCATCAATGGCAGGTTGGTCTTCGGGTCAATCGCTGGTTTCGTGCTGCCCTTCTTGCTTACCAGTTCAGGGACCGGCGTGGGCTTGGCCTTGAATGCCTTGCCGTCGATTGACAATGCAATCTCAGCGATCTTCGCCGCGGCCATGTCCACGTACCGCGTCGTCAGTCGAACATAGGCCGTTGACTTCGTTGCGTCTGTCCTATCCCTGTCCTTCGTCAGCGGGCCATCCAGGGTTGCCGACTTCATCCACTTTGCGCCGGCAAACTCATGCCGGTTCGCTTCGTCAATTCCTTGGTACGCATCCTCGCACGCTGCCCACACCGCCTCGATGCCAGATTCTTTGCGACCAGACACCCACTCGCCGCACTGCTTGGCAAGACTTTGGCCCAGCAATGCCAACCTCTCGGCGCGGTCCAGCTCCGCGCGGTCGTCAGGCGCTCGCGTGTGACCGCAGTCGCCCTGCAACTCGTCGGGTAGGTCTTTATCGAAGTTCATGGGCGTGAAAAAACCGCCTCGCGGGCGGTTGTGTGTTTGGGCATCATGGTCTACAGCTTGATTGGCTCAGGCGCCGGCGCAGGTATCACCGAAGCACAAAAACTCTCGCACTCAGCAAGCGTTGGCGGCACTTCATCCGGCCACCGTGCGGCGTAGTCTTGCGCGACAACAGCATGCAGCATGGCCGGGTTTGCGATCAGCAGTAGCACTTGCTCTGCAAACTCCT